ATACAACATATCAACAAGATTTAAAAGACGAGGTAGAAGCACAAAACTTCTTTTTAAATTAATGGCAAATAGTTTTAAAAATAAAAAAGTAGATTTAACAACAACCGATCTTACAACATTGTATACGGTGCCGAGTGCTACAACTACAGTTGTAAAATCATTGTTAGTATCAGAGGATGCTGGATCAGGGACCACGATAACAATAACTTTAGTAAATTCTAGTGGTGCTATATTTAATCTATTCAAGGACAAAGCCATAGCATCCAAAGCAACAACAGAACTTTTAACTCAACCCCTTGTCATGGAGGAAAGTGAGATACTTAAAGTACAGGCTGCTGACGCGAACGAGCTGCACGTCATAGCCTCTATATTAGAAATACAGCCAAGAGAGGTTACAGCATAATGCTTGAACTAAAACCAGAAAAGATAATAGAAAAGATAACTAATAAGAAAACAGGCGAAGAATACAAGGATGATGCCGATTGGAAAGCAAAAGGTGTATCTCCTGATGATATCAGAAGAGATGTTACTGTGGTGATGCCTAGCCTTGATTTTCTAAGTAAAACAAAATAAGATAGATAGATGGCCATAACAAGATCACAACAAGCAAAACAAATGTTACAAGACGGCGGTATGTTAGTACAACCAGGATTCGATGGTACTAGACAGGGATATCGTGGTGATGATGCTTATGGTGGTGGTGATCAAGTTGCAGGAGGAGGCGATCAAGGTTTTGGTAAAGACGGTCCTCCAGGTCCAGATGATAGAAGCACGGCGCAACAAACAGCTAATCAAAGAGCACAAGTTAGAGCAGGTAATGTTAGAGCAATAGAAAATTTAATTAATAGACCAAATCTATTAGAAAGAGGTTTAGATCTTTATAAAAAATATTCTCCGATAGGATTATTTACAAGGGGAGTTACAAATCTTTTTGATAAACTTGGTCCTAAATCATTTGAAGATAAATATGGTTATGCAACAGATTATCAAGGAACAACAGGACCATCGTCAGTTGATGATGATGATGATACTGGTGGAGGCAATGGAGGTATTATACCTTTGTGGGCACAACTTGGTTTTCCAAGTGAAGCAGCTTATTTAGCAGCGATGTCAGCTCAAGCACAAAGCACCACGAACCAACAAACAACCACAGAAGATGATGGTGGTTTAAAATTAAGATTTAGAGCTGAAGGTGGACCAATAGGTGTTAGAGAAGATTTAGCAGAAGGTAGCATGCCTTACGAAGGTGGGATCATGGACCTTGAATCAGCAAGACAGATGTATGGTCTGGGTAAACTTGTTAAGAAAGTCACAAGAACAGTTAAAAAGATCGCAAAGTCTGATCTTGGTAAAGCTGCATTAATAGGTGCAGCCGCTTTTGGTATACCTGGAACAAGTATTGGTGGGTTGTTTGGTAGAGCAAGTTTTGGTGGAGCTGCAACAGGTTTATTTGGTAAACAAGGAATAGCTGCAACTTTAGCTGGTCTAAAAGGAACTGCGGCTACAAAAGCGATAGGTGTAGATAAATTTGGAAACACTATTTATTCAAGAGCTGCTCCTAGTCTTTTTTCAAGTATTCCAGGTGGTGCTGCAACAGCAGGTATAGTGGGAGTATCAGCGTTAGCAGGATTAATGACACCAGAACAGGAAGAAGAGGCACAAGCATTATCAACAGGTGAGGGTATAGATATAGAAGCAGCTAGAAGAATGATTTTACAAGCAGGAACTTCAGGAGATAAAAGAGCTTTAGCGTTTAGAGCTGAAGGCGGTAGAATAGGTTATGACGAAGCGGGAGCTGTGATGAGTAAAGGGGAAATGGAAAAATTAGCTAAAAGTCCTTTGTATAAAGGTTTTAAAAAAATGTATAATGTAGACCCTCAAATGGCAAAAGGTAATGAATCTTATAAAGATAAGTTTTCAACGTTTGAACAATTAATTAAAAAAGGTTATCAAAAAGGTGGAGATGTAGAACCAGTAGCTAAAAAGACTATGCCACTATTAGATATGGGTGGCAAAGAGATGGATCTAAGAGAAGATGGTGGATTTGTGCCAATAGGACGTATGGAAAAGGCAGATGATGTCCCTGCGAGATTATCAAAGAATGAGTTTGTATTTACAGCAGATGCTGTTAGAAATGCCGGCGATGGAGATGTGGACAAAGGCGCAGAAGTTATGTATAACATGATGAAGAACCTCGAAGCCGGGGGTGACGTATCTGAAGAATCGCAAGGCTTAGAAGGCGCACGTAGAATGTTTCAAACATCACAAAGATTAGAGGAAGTAATATAATGGCCGTTCAACAAGTACAAAATTTACCTGCACAATTTGTTCAAGATTTAGGAAAAGATCTTGCAACACAGGTGGTAGCACAATCAGGTGTACCTGTAGTATCAACAGGTTTAGCTGGTATATCACAGCAACCAGGAGAAACTGCTGCAGATTTTCAAGCTAGACAACAAGCAGCTAGAGAATTTACAACAAGACAACAGAGTTTAGCAGGACTTGCACCGCAGGTTGCGCAGCAAGATGCATTACAACAACAAGCACAAACAATAGCACAACAAGGTGTAGGATCATTTGCACCCTTCCTACAACAGGCTCAGGCTGCAGCAACAGACGCAGGCACAACATTAAGTGGAGTGGGTGTAGGAGCACAGGCTTTCCAACAGGGCGTACAAGATTTTATGTCCCCTTTTCAATCACAGGTGATTGATGCAACACTTGCAGAATTTGATCGTAACAAGCAGATACAAGAACAGCAGATACGAGATCAGCAAGCAGCTTTGGGTGCGCTCGGCAGTGGTCGAGCGGGAGTGCAACTCGCAGAGTTTGGCACAGGGGCTGCGAGAGAACGAGCATTACTACAAGCCGGTCTCTTGCAACAAGGTTTTGGTCAGGCAGCAGCTGCCAGACAACAGGATATAGCTAACAGAGGAGCGTTAGCGGCACAGCAACAAGGACTAGGTGCGTTTCAGGCAGGACTAGGTGCACAACAACAAGCGGCAACAGGCACGGATATTTCACGTTTAGGTTCATTGGGCGCACTGAATCAGGCGCAGGCACAAGCTCAACTTGATGCACAAAGAGAGGCAGCAAGACAGGCTACATTCTTACCACAAGAACAATTAGATAGATTTGCTGGACAGGTAACAGGAATCATGGGTGGATATCCTGCACAATTCCAATCAACAATAACACCTAACCCTACACCATTACAGACTGCGTTAGGTTTAGGTACAACACTCGCTGGTATCTATGGTGGATTTAGAAGTCCTTCTAAAACAGATTTTGGAAGCATAGCAGCGGCGGGGGCTAAGTTTATATAATAATGAATAGAGTATTAAGAAGACCGATGTTTAGGATAGGTGGCTCTGCAGGAACAGGGATCACATCTGGTTTAGATAGAAAAGGATATAAAGACGGAACGGACGAGTACGATAGAGCTCTTAAAACAACAGAGCGATTCATGACTGATATAGATAAATTTAGAGGTGATGCAGGCACTTTTGCGCCAGGAGGAAGGAACGCATTCTTAACACAGTTTGGTTTAAATCTATTGTCCACACCACCAACAGGTTCTGGTTTTAGTGGATTGTTAAGAACAGCAGCGACTGCAGCCAAAGAACCTTTTCAGACTTTTCAGGCAGCTAAACTAGCTGAGAGAGAGCGTCAAGCAGATACTGCCGAAGATATATTTGGCACAGCATTAGCATCTGAATATGATATTACAGCTAAAAGATTAAAATCAGACGATGATAGAAAAACACCAGAAGTAGAGGCGCAAATAATAAGAGATGCACAGACAAATATTTTTGATGCAAGAAAAATTTTAGAAAAACCTGATGCAACTGCAGAAGAAAAAACAGCAGCTAATCAAAAAATTAAGATAAATCAAAATATATTACAAAAAGAAATAGGTGTGCCAGCAGAATATAGTGCTATTATTAGTAGTGAAGAGTTGTTTAATAGTTATAAATCTTCTTACGTACAATCAGAAAATCAAAAAAGAATTAACGAATACAAAAATAAGAATCCAAATGCTACAGCAGAAGAGATCGCAGAAAATGTTCAAGTAATAGACGAGGACTCACCAGAGGCAGCAGATTTTACGATAATGGAATTACGTAAAAAATATTTTTTCTCTGATGGTGGTAGAGTTGGATTAAAACTTGGAACAGAACCTAAAATGATGGAGGAAGTGGCAGAACAAAAACGAGATACAGGTGAGGTGCAAGAATTATCTTACACAGAACTTAGAGCGAGACTACCACAGGAGATATCAAACGATATCGTACAGTTATTAGCTAACAGCAAACAGGCTCTGTTAGATTTTGCAAACATACAGACAGCAGAGGATATAGCTGGATTTAATCAACAATACGACGTAAATCTGACATTACCACAGGGGGCGTAGATGGAACCCTTTAAGGATAAAAAAACAATCTTAGATGCTGAGACTGTAAAAGACACTCTATCATCAGCTATAAAAAAACCACTAACAGTTCAAAAGAAACCAGTAAAGTTTACATGGGATGGTTTACTAAATTTTGGAGTAAGTTTGAGCAATACTCCTGTTGGACGATATAACATACAATCATTAATTGATAACACTCTACCAAGGGCAACAGATATTGTTAAGGGTAGAAAAAAACCACAAGAAAAAGATTACATAGATTTTTTTGAAGATATGGAAAAATCTATATTTGGTGCCGCACAGAATATAGGTTATTCGATCGGCGATCTTTTAACGACTGGAACTGATCTTGCGTTTGATACCAATCTCACAGAGGCTTTGGATAAAGCGTATGAGAAAAATAAAATAGCTGATCCAGAAACTTTACTAGGCTCAGTAAACAAAGTTCTTATTGAATATGGTGCACCAGGTGGCGCTGTATTTAAAATAATGAATAGAGCTAAAAAATTATTTAAATCAAAAAAAGCAATAGATGCAAAGAAAGCAGCAGACCTAACAGGACAAGGTTCTAAATTAGTAAACACCGCAAAAAGAGTTGGCTACATGTCAACAGCTTTTGCAGCCACAGATTTTATAACGTCAGGTGCAAGATCTAAAACACAAGACCCAATGTTAATGGACGCTGAAAACGAAGAAGGGTTACAAGGTAGAGATCTAGCGCTTGCAAGATTTAGAAACAAATTACGATTTGGTGCGGAGGGTGCATTGATAGGTGGTGGTTTTGCACTTATGGGTGGACCACTAGCAAGAATCGCAACTGTTGGTGCAAAGTATGGTTTGTTTAAACCAGCTGGGTATGCATTAAAAGGTATTGATCTTTTAGCCATAAGACCTGCAACTTATCTTGCAGCAAATATACCGGGATCTGCAGCTGCAGGTAAAACACTTAGAAACGCAAGTAGTTATGTTATAGACAAATCTTTAGCAACAGCTATTACAGGTAATCCTAAAAAACAATTACCAGCATTTGAAAAGTGGAGATTGTTTTCTGTTGAGAGTAGTAATCCGTTACAAAGAAGATTAAAAAAAATAGATAATTTCTTATCAGGTTTTAGATCTGTGGGTAAATACACAGGACTCGGTTTTCAATTATCATCAGACGCTAAAAGATTTATAAAGGGTAGAGCACGAACAATAGAAAAATATTTAGAGTCTATCGAAAAAAAATCATACGATCTGGCTAAATCTTTTGAGGGACAATATAATACACTAACAACATCACCAGCTAGTAAAGATTATTATCTAGACCAGGTGCTTGCATATCTAAAAGGTCAAGCTAAATTGTCTGAATTACCAAAAATATTACAAGGTTCTGCAAAAAACTTACAAGCAGAAATAATGAAAACAAAAGATGTGTTTGGTAATTTGTTACCAGAGGGTGATCTTAAAAAATTTATACTTAATAATTTAAAAACATACATGAGAAAATCTTTCTCTGTATTTACAAATCCAGAATATATGCCAGATGAAAAAATTAAACAAGGTGCAGCTAAATGGATATTAGAAAATGTAGTAAAGAAAAACAAAGATCTACGTGAGTCTGCACTAACTTTAAAAACAAGCAAGATGACAAAAGCACAAGCAGAGTCTGCCTATGCTGAATCTTTAGTGAACAAGATACTAACAAATACAAAACAAGATGGGGTAGACCCATTAAAATTATTACAGAATGTATCCAAAAATCAATTAAGATCTGATAAATTAATTAAAACAGGGGAAGAATTGCCTGATGCAATTAAAAAATTATTAGGCGAAGAAAACAATTTAAAATCAGCAGTGTTACAGACAACATCACATGCAATAACACAGGCAACAAATAAATTAACTTTAGATAAGTTAGCTAAAACTGGTTTGGATGAGGGTTGGTTATTTAAATCAGAAGCAGATGCGATTGCTGCAAACTCCATGGACGCTGTGAAAGTAGGAGAGATAGCAAATCTTGGTATATTAAAAAGTGGTATATCAAAATTATACGCAACAAAAGATATGGCAGCAGCATTAAAAGGAGCTCCAGGTAAGTATGATGGACTACTGCAAAGTTCTGCATACAGGAACATATTACAATTTAAAGTAGCTACACAGTTTGGTAAAACTGTATTATCTCCTGCAACGCAGGTTAGAAACGTGACATCAGCTAGTATGTTTCCATTAGCTAACGGACATATAGGTGGTAGAGCATCTGTTACAGAATCAATTAAAATGGTAATGGATGATATATTCGGTGCTGGTAAATTAATTGATGAGAAAAAATTTATAGACAATTTAGAAAATAAAATTCGTCTTGGTGTAATCGATGAAAACATCGTAGCATCAGAATTACAAGCGGTGTTAAAAGATATACGTGCAGGAGCCAAAGTAAAAAATTTAGATAGTTTGTTAGCACGATTAGCAGAATCACGAATGATTAAAACAGCAACAAGAATATATGCTGGAGGTGATAACCTGTGGAAATGGTATGGTCATGAATATGTAAAGTCACAGATGCGTGCTATGTATAAAAACGTAGATGATATTGCAAAGTGGACAAAAGAAATAACAGGTAGAAACTTTGATAGAGTCAATACATTCACGGGTAAAGTAAAAACTTTTGATGAAGCTATAGACGAGGCAGCTGCATGGCAGATAAGAAATACATATCCTACGTACAGTAAAGTCCCTGAAGTAATTAAAAATTTAAGAAAGCTACCGTTTGGTAACTTTGTATCGTTCCCTGCAGAGATGATTAGAACAACACATAATATTGTATCCATCGGTTTAAAAGAAGCAACATCTTCAAACGCACAATTAAGACAACAGGGATATAGAAGACTGTTAGGTGCTTTTGTTACATTAGGTGGCGCAGAAAAAGGTGTATCGGCTTTAGCTCAAAATCTAACAGGTGTTACAATGGATCAGGTAGATGCCTACAAAAGAAGTCTATCTGCACCGTGGGATTCAAGAGCAGCCATCTTACCTATTAACAAATGGAAAGATGGTAAAGGTAAAGCAATTAATTTTTCATACTTCAGTCCATACGATGTTGTGACACAACCAGTGAGAGCTGCATTAAAAACTTTAGAAGAGGGTAAACTAAAACAACAGGATGCTGATGTGGTTGCATTTAATTTATTTTTAGGAGCTGACGGACCTGTGAGAAAATTAATAGACCCGTTCGTATCTGAGTCTATCGCACTTGAAAGAATATCAGATGTGCTACCTAGTGGTATTCTTGTTGGTGGTAGAGGTGGTGTAACCAAAACTGGTAAGGTGGTTTATTCTGAAACTGACGACGGACCAACTGCATTTATGAAAAGTATAGTGCACATAATTGAAGGTGTTCAACCAACTGCGATTACAACTGGAGATAAAATAATAGAGGGTATAGAAAAGGATATTAAACGAGGTGGTGATCCTGTATCTCTACAAGACGAATTACTTGCGTTGTTTTCTGGTGTTAGAATAATAAATGTAGACGTGCCAAAAGCAATGGAATTTAAAATTACAGAATACAATAAAAAATTTAGATCTGTAACAAAAGCAGAAAAGTTTTTTAGTTTGGTAGATTTTCAAAACAGAGGACCACTTGTGATGGCTGATGAATTTAGAAACATACAAGATGAAACATTTAGAGTTAATCAGGATTTTTATTTTATATTACAGGATGCGATAGCAACAGGTGTTAAAGAACGAGATCTTTTAAAAATTTTAAGAAACAGAAATATATCATTTGAAAAAGCTAAAAAATTATTAAAAGGTAAAAATATACCCTATACAGCATACGAAGAGCGTATGAAGGACAGAGTGAAAGAAGCAGAAAAAATAGCGAAAGATAGAGGAGAAAAAATAAACAAAGAATATTTTTACCCTAAAAGATTATTTAGAGACATATTAAAAGAGTTTAAAAACAAAGATCTAAACATAAAAGAAGACTCACAGTTAAATGAGATAGAACGAATATTAAAATTACAAAAAGATAAATTAAGTTCTGTACCACAAAAAACAGAAGATAGAGCATTTGCAGAGTTACAGACACCACCACTACCAAATACACCAATGCCAGTGGTGCAAACAGCAACAGCACCAGGCACAAATACTAACTTGACACGGACACAGCTTGCCTTATTATCACCCGAAGAGCAGATAATTGCTGCTAGGAGAACAACATAATGGCGAGAAAATCGGCACTACAAAAAATTGAGTCTCATGAGAAGCTTTGCAGAATAATGCAAAAGCAAACATTTGAGCAGATCAAAGAGATGAAGGATCGAATCAAAAGACTAGAGTATTGGATAGTCGGAGGTATGGGAGCTGTTCT